GGGAGGCTTCGACCTGTTCGGCGAAGAGATCGCGATTGCTGCCGCCGATTTCAGTGTTCTGCAAAGAAATCTGCACGCCAACGGGAGCGCCAATTACGACAGGAACGTCGGTAGTAGTGGCGTCCGAAGATGCCCAGCCGGTCGTTGTGTTATACGTGACAACCGGAGGAACCGAGACGATGCGGCTGACGATGTTCTGACCCTGCAGCGGAACAGCGCCGTCAGAGAAATCGGTCGAGATCATCGACAGAATCGGGTACTTGAACTTGAGCAGGTCGAGACAGCGAAGGACGATCAGGTCGCTCGTGACGGAGCCAAACGAGTTTGCCGCGAGAACTTCGGCGAGGTTGCGGGCCTCGGCAACGAAGCTGCGAAGCTCAGAGCAGTAGATTTGGCCGCGCTTGCGGGAATCTTTCTCCTTCATCATCGCCTTGATCGCTTCGAAAGCGTTCGGCTTGGCGGTGGCGGAACCGTGAGCGGCTTTCACCTCATCGACGCTCGGGGCAACGATAACGGGGGCGGCTTGCTCTTTCGGCTTGGCGGCTTTGATCGCGGCGAATTCATCGGCGGCGACTTTCTGAGAAGCTTTGAGGGCTTCGAGTTCGGAGCGGAGGTTCTTTACCTCCACGTTTTCAACGGCGGCGGCGGTAGCGGCAACCGTATCAGTCTTGATTTCGTCAGACATGGTATGTGGTTGTTGAATACTGACCGGGATGCCGCCGGCCACGGGGTTGGTTAAATCGGCACCGCCCAACCGGGCGGCAATAAGCGCCGGCATTGCGGCACCGAAAGCGGGAGCGTTCACCAAGCCGCCAGCGGCATGGCCGAAGATCAGCCCGGCGACGCGGCCGGACTCGCGATCAACGAGAAACGCGGGAGAAAATGAGTAGTAGGCTTTTTCGCGGAGTGCCTCTTCGCCGTCCTTGGTCCATTCGACGTTGCAGATAATTCCGCGCGCTGCGTCCCACGAGAATCCATTCACCCATGCGGCTGCCTCGGCGTCTTCGTGGTTGAAGTCGATCCAGAGGCGACGGCCCGCGGTGATGGACTTGTTGAAATCGCGAGCAACGGCTTCCGCGCCTTTCTCGTCGCAAACGACTTTGCCTTTCCAGCCTTCGCCGCTGAGCGAGCCAGCGCTGATTGCGTGCGAACCGGCAGGCATCCAGACGAACGAAGTCGGGAGTGCGGTTGCTACTTCGCAGGGAACGTCGAGAGGTGCAGCGGAAGTGAGAAACGCAACGACGGGATCGTGAGCGAGAACGGCGGTGACGTTTTGCGGCGCAGGCTCAGCGGGAGCCGGTGGCATCGCGACGTTACCTGGGGGCGCGACAAGAATTGAATATGCGGTCATAAGCGGTATCCCGCGCTTCGTCGCCATGGCCTGCGCGCGGTCCATCCAAGCGTCGATTTCGTCAGCGCGGCGGTTGCGTACCTCGTCGGAGTCCTGCCCGGTTTCGCCGAGAATATCGCGCTCGGTGCGAATGCCTATGCGGAGTTCGTTCAGCAACGCCGCCGACTCGCGCCCGATGTCAACGGTTGACCGGCGCGGGGGTTGCCAGCGGACTTTCGCCCAATCGGCAGGCACTTCGCCGTTTTCGCCTCGGTCGTTTGCGTAACCAATGACGTGTTCCCAAATGCGCTGGAATCCAGCGGTCAAAACGTTTGTGCGTACCTCGTAAAAGCGATTGTCGGAGGTTATGGCGCCGCGAAGAGCAGCGCCGCCCCACCCGTTGTAGTTCTTGACGGCGGCAAACGAAATTCCGACTGCGCGGCAAACTTGCTCCGTGAGGTATTCCCAAAAATCGCGCATCACTGGCGACGGACGAAGGGCTTCCGTTTGCTGCAGATCGTCGCCGCGTTTAAGAATGATCGTTTCCGCGCCGAGTGCTTGGCGATAGTAAGCGGTCCGGCTTTCCTCGCTTCCGTCGTCATTCTTGACCTTCATCGAGCGACCGATAACCGGCCCCGCGTCGGGATATTCGCCGCTTTCGGTTTTGATAACCGTGGAGCGCGACGCAGAATCCTTGGCGGCAAGCATCTCGTAACGCTGCAGGTCGTCGAGATCGTGAAGAGTGATGAGTGCCGCGTGGAAAAGACTTACGCCGCGATACTGTCCCGCGCGTGACGGCTCGAAAAAGTGCACGAACTCGGAAGCCGGCAGAATCGTTACCGAACCAGCGCGAATCGCCGACGGGGCGTTAATCTCGTTGTTGACGCAGTAGAACTGCGGGCGGCCTCGCTGGTCGATCAGGATGCCGTCAACGTTGATCAGGTTTTCGTACTCAGCCGGTAGCTTCACTTGGCCGGTGACGCGGTGAGCTTCGAAAAGCTGAATGCGCGGGCGGCCTGTTTCGCCTTCTGTGAGCCATGCGAAGATTTCACCGTCAACGGCCTGCGCCCGTGCAATGATCGCTTGCAGCGTGTAAAAGTGCTGGCGGCTCGTGTTGTCGGCGTACTGGCACCAGGTATTCCACGCGGCCAACGCGCGTTTGTTGTACTCGGGATTCGAGCTGGCGGGCGTCGGATTGATGCCGGTGCCGACTACGTTCTGCTCGATCAGGTCGAGAATCTGTTGAGCGAGCGGACTGTTCTTTTCGAAGTAGCGCGCACGGCGCATCAGCTCGAGCCGGTCGCCGCTCGTGATATCTTGGATCGCGTCGGCGGTTAGGCCGGGAAGGTAAGAGCGGTCACGAGAATAACGCGAGGCCTCGTAGCGTGCCTGCACCGGCTGCTTCCTGAGCCAACGACGAAAGGGATTCGGGATTTTCATCGTTGAAGTCACGTGCTGAAATCAGGACGCAACGAACGAAAGGGCCCGGCGATGGTAACGAGTGCGTCGGCCACCGTGGCGAGTTCGGCCCAGTTGCGCGCCTCGTCGATAAGCTCAATCAGCGCCTCGGGTTTCCAGCCAAGGAAGAGTTCAAACTGAACGCTTGTCCCGCCTGAGCCCGTCGCAACGAGCGACTTTCCGTCTTGCTGCGCCTTGATCGCAGCATCGGAAAGCGTGTCTAAAAATGCTTGTCTCTCGCCGGCAGTTCCCCCGCCAGCCCTGAAAAGGCGTCGGCAGAACTCACGTTTGACAGCAGTTGGCGGCATCCTCGCTGTCGAGGAAGCGCGTCAGTCTGTCTCGTGTCTGTAAAATCAAACGGCACTTGCGGCACTTGTGGCAGTTGCGGTAGTTGTTGAGCGGCTTCGCACGTATTCCGCGAATGCGGCGGCATCAATGTGAATCACGCGCGAGTTAACACACCGCGCCTTGATTGCGCCTCTGCTGATTTCGGCGCGTATCCATTTTTCTCCGCAGCCGAGCTCTAGCGCTGCAGCCTTGATAGTTATTGTTTCGTTTTTCATTTGGAAATTACTCCCCGCCCTTATCGGCGGGCGTTGTTGGTTGTGAAAGTTCAATACCAGCCGGCAGCAATCCGGCCTGCATGGCGCATAGCACCTGCATTTTTGAGCAGTCGAACGCATGGTTATTTCCAGATGGACAAACCCAAACCATGACCTTGCGTCCGGTAAATTTGTCGACCTTCGGGCGCTTAAACTCCGCGCTCATCTGGCGCCGGTACTCGCGCTCCATCTCGTCGGCTTCGTCGGCGGTCGGAACAACCCACATGCCGCGGTCGATCAGACCTATCACACGATCGGCAGTCGTCGTGGAAGAGAATCGGATTAACGGTGCGCGTGTGCGCCCCTCTTCCGATGTTCCCTCTCCAGGGTCGCCCCATGAAAGCGGCGCCCACGCTTTTTGCACGCGCTCGGTTTTTAGTACGCCGTTAATCTTGACGGTTACGGCGTGCCAAAAGAAAGGGTCATCGACGCCTTTTGCGGCGATCCAGCCGTAACGAATACAGGCCGCATAAACGCCGTGGTCGCCCTTCGGTTTGTATCCAGAATCAACTACAGTGCAGTCGGAAACCACAGCGTACTCAACGCGCTTGGCCTCAATATCGGTTTCGCTGTAGAGCTTGCCGAACCAAATCCTCCGCGTCTCGCCAGTTGAAGACCAGGCATGCACCAAAACCCAATAAACGTCCTCGCTCTGGCGATCAGCCGTTAGGAAACGCATGGCCTCGCCGTCCCATAGCTTCGCGGTTTTATCGGTCAGCTCGAATTTTTCGCGGGCGAATGGCAACTCTGCGTCATGGATCGTCCGCTCCGATCGCATCTCAGCCATGCGCTTTTGATAGAACGTGACGAGCGGGCTAAAGTTTCCGACGTGCTTTGCCTCTTGAGCCGAGAGCCACATTTTGACCAACTCGAACCAAGGGAAATCGATAATCGCGTTCCAGTGGAATGTGCATTCGGTCGGAGGGTTGGCCGGGTCCCAGCGCTCGCCGGTCTTTGCGTTGAAGTAGTCGCCGCCGAGATTCCAATCCGATTTTGTCCGCTCCGTGTTCGGGTGTACGTGGTCGCAATGCGGGCAGACGAATCGAGCCGTCGCGGCGGCTGCGTCCTTGTCGTACATGCCATCCGGACCTTTCTCGCCGTCGTACATCATGCCGGCGTAGGTGCGATCTGACCGGGCAACATTCCATTTCGGCTCGATCATCTTTCCGCACGCTGGATTCGCGCACGGGACGCGCCACTCGAACAGCACGCCTTCTTTGCATTCGAAATCCCATTCGCTGTCGTCATCACCACCCTGACTGATCGCGAGGAACTTGTTCGAAGCGTTTTTCTGAAAGTCACCCATGCGGGCTTTCGCGTTGGCGAGCACCGCGGGTTTGTAGAGCCAAGGCTCATCGCAGATAACCCACTTGAACCCGCGGGACTGCAGGCCGCCGAGCGCCGGGCCCTGCAGCGTGAGCGGGAGCCCGTTCGCGAATACGATGTCGGCTTTGCGTTTGTGGTGACGATTGCTCGGCATCATTGCCGCGATTCCAGGCACCGACTCGAGGATCGGCATCTGACGGAGCTCGGCGTGTGACTCCGCGATCGGGTCATCCTGGAAAACCCAAAGGACCGACGCGTTGTCATTCTCGATTGCCCACGGCACAGCGACGTCGGCAATCAGCGTGCCGCCACCACGGACGGGCTTCAGGACGCGAACGCCGCGCACCCGGGCGCACCGCAGGGCCTGCAGGGGCGCGATGAAGTGGCGCGACTCCGAGGTGTCGAACTTGCCGCGCTTCGTCAGCACTGGCGGCAAGGTCACATTCTCAGCGGCCCATGCCTCGATTGATCGGCGGTCGGGAGGCGAGAACGCTTTCGACCAGACGTATTCGGGGGAAATTCTCATTTCTTTTCAGCAAAGTGCTTCGCCATCTCGCAATGGATTTTCATGATCTCATCCCAGATCCAGCAGACGATTTCACGGCAGCGTGCCACGTCGCCGGACGCGGCGGCGAAGCGGGTTGGATGCTCGGCCTCGGACTTCGCCCGGTACGTGTTGATCTCGCCGGCTGCGACTTGGATCCGCTCGGCCATCCAGGCGCGTTCAATCAACCGGCCTTCGTCGCGATCGTTCCTGAGTTTCAGCTTTCGTATCTCCTCGGCTGTCTTCTTGGACTTCAGGTCGGGATTGCCTGACCGGCTGCGCTTCAGGGCCTGCACCCAGGGCTTCAGCTGGTCCAAGTCGACCGTCCCGTCAGGACGGTACCCGGCAGCGCCCTGGGCCCGCCAATCGCGAATGGTTCGCGCCGTGACGCCAAACGCGTCGGCGGCAGCGGTGAGGCTTTTTGCAATGCCAGTTGGGACGGAAGTGAGTTTTTTCATGTGGTCATGGAAACGTAGGGCGGCTGCGCGGACCC